AAAAATAACGGTAGTTATTTTTCACCCCGCAAAAAAATAACAACCGTTATTTCAAGGTTGCCTCGATAAATAACGACTGTTATATTGTTAAAATAACAACCGTTATCTTGCCAAAAAAAATAACAGCCGTTACCAAACGCGATAACGACCGTTATTTATCGAGCTTCAGATTGAAGAGAGAGCGGCCGCCGCCACGTCACGCAGCTCATCGACGTGATTCTGTCCGGCGTCCCTCAAGAAATGGGCTTTTCCTACGACATGGCTCCTGTCCATGAACTCGACATATTGCGCATATTCCACGTTGCTGCCCACGTACTCACAGTCAACTTTCCCGTTGAGCGAACCCGGATAAGACCCGCTGGATGGCCGCCCCGGTTTCGGGGTGTCTGCGTGATAGCTCGTTATTTTCGGTGCGCCCTTGCCGGGACCGTGCGTCAGGGAGTTTCGCAAAAGCCCTGTGTCCACGGGACAGTCGTCCTTGGCATAGCCCTCCACGACCTCGCCCATCAAGCTCAGAGCGAGGGCCGTCTTTTGGCGCACTGCCTCCATCACCTCCCCTGTATGGTTGTTTATTCGGATGCTTATTCTGTCTCTCACGCGTTCCCCCTCCTTTCTTTCTCTGTGGCGATTTGTTGTTCATGGAAACTTTGCTCAGTTCGATAGTTCTTGATGGGGGTCACTTTCCCACTTGGGCCACGCACGCCCATGATGTGCGAACGCATGGAGCAGCGGCAGTTATAGATCGAATCGGGCGGCGCGCTGGGGTCCCCCGGATATTGCAGCTCATGCCCATGACCATCTATGAACGGCTCGTCCACGCCCACCTCCTGCCCGTCCATTGACAAGTGCCATGCGCGCGTTCGTCCGTCAGGAGTGGCGATCCATACTTTAGTCATCACGACCCCCGCCGATTCGTAATCATGGTATCTGTCGAAACGCCCCTTGTTCTCGGCCCCGGTCACCATCGTCCTCGCCGCGCGCACCGCCGCGACCCGATTATTTTTCACGATCGGCAACAGCCGTTTTGACATTTTGTCAATGCTTTCTCCTTGCAGGACTCCTTGGAGCACGGAGCTGTTTATTTGCTGAGTGTTCCACGCCATGTCCTTTGCATAATTGAGCGTTTTTTGCGGCAGGGAGTTAAGCAGGAGATTGCGCACCATGTACTCATTCCGTATCGTCCAGTTGGGCTTGATTAGCAGGGCATCGGGATCCACTTGATTGAAGTTCCGGGCATAAATGCTCGGAATCCTCCCGTTCACGTAAGCGAGGGCAATTTCATTGACCCGCGCCAGACGGTACGCCGTCTGCGCCACCATTTCCCCGTACCATTGATTGCGCAGCGTAAAATTGCGCAGGGCATTTTGGTATTTTTCCAGAGCTTGCGCCTTTTTGTCTGCCGGGGCCGCCATGTAATCGGCGAACAGCTTTTCGAGCCTCGTCTTGCCGCGTTTCATGTAAGCGTCCCATTTCTCGGTCAGTTCGCTTTTCGCCTGTTCGTAGATTTGCCGTATATGCCTCTCCATTTCTGCAAGCTGTGCGTCCGTCCATTTCCTCGCAGGATCAGCCATTATTTTTTCTTGCCTCCCTTTTTGGACATTGCGGTGGTCTTTGAGCGGCCGGCGATATGCTCATAGGCCTTGTCTTTCCTTGTTTCGTAATCTTTTCTCTCGGTCTCGCGGCTGGCTTTCGTGCTCGCCGTGACGGTCTCGCGCTGGCTCTTGTGCGCCGCGGTGACCTGCTCCTTTTGGAGCTTTGCGGCATCGCCGATTTTCTGCTTTTCTGAGCTGATATGGCTGCGCAAGGAATCAATCAGCCCCTTTATATGCTCCCGGACTTTTGCTTTTTGTTCCTTTGAGGCATTCTTGACCTTGCTGCGCAGCGTTTCTATTCGATTCTTGCACGATTGAGAGAGCTGTTCCTTTTTTGCCTTGGCTGTGTCTGAGATTGATTTCTTTGTGCTTTTAGCCCATTCAGAAAGGTTTTTTCGTTGCGCCCGCCCAGTATTGGTGATATTCTGGTTTATCGCCTTGTGTTCCTCGGCTAATTGGTGTTTCGCATAAGCCCATTGCTCTTTCTGCTGCTCCGTGAAGCCCTTCGTTGAGCGCCGTCCTTTTTTCAGCCCCTTTTTACGATAATTGATATAATACTCATGCGCCGCTACGGGATCGTAATCTACTGCCATGCTTTAGTCCCCCAATTCTTCCAAAAGCTCTTCGAGCTGCGACAGGACGTCCTCCAGCGCGCTGTTTTCAGAATCTTCAGAATCTTCGGAATCTTCGGAATCTTCGGAATCCTCTTCTTCAAGATTCTCAAAATTTTCGGAATCCTCGGAATCCTCGCCCATTCCCTGCATCGCCATGGCTTGCTCCATCCTTTCAGCTTCTTCGGCTTGTTTGCGCTCCATTATCCCCTCGATTTCGTCAGGAGACAGGAACGGCAAATGTTCCAGTATGGTCTGAGAATCAAGGAACTGCGCCGCCGATAATACCATTTGCGTTTCTTCGGTCATGTTGACGACTTTCGTGCGCTTGAAAGTAGGGGAGTCCTCCACTCCGATCAATTTCAGGATATGATCGATGAAATCAGACACGCACATTTCAAAACGGTCGCATTTCAAGTCAAGGTTCTCATAAGCCGACTGTATCGCCGTTGCCGTGACCGACCCAGCGGAAATTTTGTCCGTGTCAAGAGCCATGGCATCCCGATAGAGAGAGTCACGGATGTCTGCCAGCGCCGCTTGGCTCGCTTGATACGGTACCTGCGTTGTGTGGGCTTCTGCCTTCGCCCCGTCATCTTCCATTACGGCGGCGTGGACGGTTTTCATGTGCTGGATAAACTTGGCAAGATCGACATCATCCATTCCAGAAGCGTTCTGAATCGTCCAAAATACCAATGAGGCCTCATCGATTGTGTTGCAAAGGCCGCTTTGAATGAGATCATAGCCGTCTATCTTTTCACGCAAGCCCACGAGTTCACTTTGATGGGTCAGGTTCCCCCATAACGGCACGATGGGAAATCCCGGATAATTCTCCCCATCGAGGATTTTGATTCCATCGTTATTTGTTTTCGCCACAATTTGCACATAAGGTCTCTTGGGGTTCAGCACCTGCCCCTCATCGGTCTGCCCCCGCCCATTGACTCGCCATATATAGTCGGTATAGCCGTCCTCCTCGTAAAGAGTCGCACGGAGCGGCTTTAAGTTGTCTATCTGCCACCAACGGATTCCCGCATGGAGCGCACCGTCTTCTTCACCGATAAGTGGTACAAACTCGGTACACTTGAATGTATCCACATGATCAAGGTTAAAAAAGCCATACGCAACGCCACCCCACAGGGCAAACTCGCCCAGCTCCATTAGCACATTGTCAAAACGGTCGCCACCTAAACGCTCTTTTGTCCCATCGTTGTTGAAAGTTACGCCGTTGCCTAACAGATAACTGTTCTCCTGCTCAATGAATATCGGGAAAAACGCATTGCAAAACTTATAGTTTGCGCTGAAATTGTCCGGCACAGCCTCGCCCGATAGCGTATACAGTAGCTTGCGATATTCGGATATAGTGACATTACGTTTCCTGAAATAGTCATACGCAATCACTGCATTCTTGTAGGTATCCGAACTTTTATAATCTCCGATAGCCGACAGGATGAAGTTGATACGCTTAACATCCGATCCCTCGGCTACGTCCTGTAAGTCCTCGTAGGTAAACATAGCTTGCTCTCCTTACCATAAGCGTGGTGCATTGTCGCGTCTTAATGTTTTTTTAATAACACGCTTTGTCTTTACAAAATAACGCATTGCATCCATGCAATTATGAACGATCAATCCGTCAGCCACAGCAAAATTGTGATTATCCTCAACCTCCATGTTATAAACATCTTCATAGCCAATAACATGGACAGATGTTACTTTTTCATGTTTTCCATCTATTACTTGAAGATATTCAAACATACATCGCCCAAGTTCTAACCAGCCATTTATAGTTAAAATCAAATGGTCAATTGTGCCTTTTACTGTTTTTCCACTTGATGTTCTCAACTCCCATATGGGGACTTGTTTTTGTGTCATTCGGCAGTCCTTGTACGATTTCAGTTCGGCTTCGCCCGTGAACACATTGAAACTCCATACTTTGCCTGTCGTACCAACCAATTCATTTATTGGTTTTTCACCGTCTTCTGTCATAACAAGCGTATCGCCGGTTAAGCAATGGTCATTTTCCTTAACCGGCCGATCAATAGTCGAATCCTCATCCCAACAATAGCCCCCGGCTTCTTCTTGCCACGCTTTCAGCTTAGGCGAGATTTTCACATAACCATTTTCTAAGGCATTGGCCGTTTCCCTTATGCCATCTAAGACATCATTATCAGCCGGAATCACTTTGTAACGCTCATCACGCTTGCGTAGCAAAGCAATGAAGGACGCCGCAGACGGATCAATGATTGTAGGCAGCTTGCCCTCAACCTCGATATCACCACACCATACATCAATATCCTTGGCATAATCCTCATCCGTTTTTTGCCTGCCCTCAGCACGACCTGAATAGTAATATTCACGGATAGCATACCACACATCGCCGTATTTTGCCCACAAAAGCGCCGCAAAGGCATTCATAGTACCGTAATCCATGGACAGCACAAAATCGGACGGTACAACGCCTTGTGGCGGTTCCTGCAAGGCTTCCTCCCACATAGGATACACAAGGCCCTCGGCAATATAAC